TATAGAGTTTTAAATAAATTTATTACAATTAAATATGAATATCAAGGAAACGAAGAAGAATATAATCCAAGCTGGGCGAAAAGCAGTTGAAGAACTAATTAAGGTAGCTAAAGAACCTATTGTGGATTCAGACGATGATATATCAGCTGATAGATTAAAGAATGCTGCAGCTACAAAGAAATTAGCTATATTTGATGCTTTTGAAATATTAACCAGAATCCAAGAAGAAGAAAGTTTATTAGAAGGAAAACCATTGGAAGAAAAGAAAGAAAAAGCTTTTAAAGGATTTGCAGAAGGAAGATCTAAATAATGTACGAACAAACGTTATATAAAACTATAGAACCAATAAAACTTAACACTATAAAAAGATTAAATAAATCTAAAAAGTGGGAATATGGTTATAATAAAGAAAATGACGTTGTAGTTATATCTAAAACTGGAATGATAGGAGAAGTACTTGAGATTCAAGGTTTTAAGATAGCATTACCAAAAGAACCAAAAGAAGTTTATTCTTGTAGCAAAAATAAATCAGAGCAAAAGTGGAAACAGTTTCCAGCTAATCCTGATTTTAAAAGAATAAAAACTGTATTTGATTGGCAAGGATATCCTGACGAATTTAAAGAAAAACACTATAGTTATATAGACGAGGAGTTTAAAAGAAGAGAAGAAGGATTTTGGTTTATGAATAATGGTAAACCAACATATTTAACTGGTACGCATTATATGTACCTACAGTGGAGTAAAATTGATGTTGGTGCTCCAGATTTTAGAGAAGCAAATAGATTGTTCTTTATATTCTGGGAAGCATGTAAAGCGGACAGGAGATGTTACGGGATGTGTTATTTAAAGAATAGACGTTCCGGTTTTTCATTTATGAGTTCAGCAGAAACCGTTAATCAAGCAACATTAGCTAGTGATAGTAGATTTGGTATATTATCTAAAACAGGTGCCGATGCAAAAAAGATGTTTACCGACAAGGTTGTGCCAATTAGTTTAAACTACCCATTCTTCTTCAAACCAATACAAGACGGTATGGATCGTCCGAAATCAGAGTTAGCATATAGGGTTCCCGCTAAAAAGTTTACTCGTAAAAAGATGAGGGAGCGAGAAGAGCAAGACGATATGGAAGGACTAGATACTACTATAGATTGGAAAAATACAGGTGATAATAGTTATGACGGTGAAAAACTTTCACTATTAGTACACGATGAAAGTGGTAAATGGGAAAGACCTGATAATATAAAAAACAATTGGAGAGTAACAAAAACTTGCCTACGATTAGGTAGTAGAATTATAGGTAAGTGTATGATGGGATCAACAAGTAATGCATTAGATAAAGGTGGGGATAATTTTAAGAACTTATATTATAACTCAGATGTTACAAAAAGAAATAGAAATGGACAAACTAAGTCGGGACTATATTCTCTGTTTATTCCTATGGAATGGAATTACGAGGGATTCATTGATGAATTCGGACAACCTGTTTTCAATTCTCCAGAAAAACAAACATTTGATCCACATGGAATAGAAATAGATTACGGAGTTATAGATCACTGGGATAATGAAGCTGATGGATTAAAAGATGATCAAGACGCTTTAAATGAATTTTATCGTCAGTTTCCAAGAACTGAAGAACATGCGTTTAGAGATGAAACAGGAAATAGTTTATTTAACTTAGTTAAAATATATGAGCAAATAGATTATAACGAAGGAAATAGAAATTCATCTGTATTAACGCCTGGTAACTTTCAGTGGGTTAATGGAGTAAAAGACACGAGAGTGACATTTAATCCAAACCCAAATGGAAGATTTAAAGTTAGTTGGGTTCCAAAAGGTCAACTACAAAATAGCGTTATAATTAAAAATGGCGTAAGATATCCAGGTAATGAACATATAGGTGCTTTTGGTTGTGACTCGTACGACATATCAGGAACAGTAGATGGGAAAGGATCGAAAGGAGCTTTACATGGGCTAACTAAGTTTTCTATGGAAGAAGCACCGTCAAATACGTTCTTTTTAGAATATATAGCTAGACCACAAACAGCTGATATATTCTTTGAAGACGTTTTAATGGCGTTAGTATTTTATGGTATGCCATTATTAGCAGAAAACAACAAACCAAGATTGTTGTACTATTTAAGAAGAAGAGGTTACAGGGGATTTAGCATGAATAGACCAGATAAAATTTGGAATAAATTATCGGTTGCGGAAAGGGAGATTGGTGGAATACCAAATTCTAGCGAGGATATAAAACAAGCACACGCAGCTGCAATTGAAATGTATATAAATGATCACGTTGGAATGATTGATGATGGCACTTATGGCGCTATGTATTTTAATGAAACATTAAACGATTGGTCTAAATTTGATTTATCAAAAAGAACCAAATATGATGCTTCAATAAGTTCTGGATTAGCAATAATGGCTTGCAATAGACATTTATATAAACCAAATCCAGATAAAACTAAAACGTCATTAAATTTAAATATATCAAAGTATAATAACAAAGGAGTTACATCTAGAATAATAAAACAAAAAGTATGAAAAATAGTCTAAACAATTTCGTTAACTTTCCATCTCAAGCTGTTAGCGATTTAGAAAAACTAAGTGAAGATTATGGATTAAAGGTTGCTAAGGCTATAAGACATGAATGGTTTTCAGGAAATAATAATAAATACCAAAACCATTATCAAAATTTTCACCAATTAAGACTGTATGCTAGAGGGGAACAATCTATAGAAAAATATAAAAATGAATTATCTATAAATGGTGATTTATCTTATTTAAACTTAGATTGGAAACCAGTACCAATTATATCTAAATTCGTTGATATTGTTGTTAATGGTATGGCACAAAGAACCTTTGACATAAATTGCTTTTCACAAGACTCTTATGGCGTTAGCAAGAGAACTGAATATATGGAAACTATATTAAGAGATATGAGAGCTAAAGAATTTAATAACTTAGCTAAACAACAATTTAATATAGATTTATACGAAAGTGATGTTGACAAACTTCCAGACACTGAAGAAGAATTACAATTACATATGCAGCTTAACTACAAACAAGCTGTTGAAATGGCTGAAGAACAAGCTATAAGTGTTTTAATGAAAGGGAGCGATTATGATTTGGTTAGAAGACGAACTCTATATGATCTATGTGTTCTTGGTATAGGTGCGACCAAAACTACATTTGATTGGAGTGATGGAGCAAGAGTTCAATACGTTGATCCAGCTAATTTAATATACTCTTATACTGATTCACCATATTTTGATGATATATATTATGTTGGTGAGGTAAAAGAAATTCCAATAAATGAATTAAAAAAAGAATTTCCAGATTTAACTGAAAGTGATATTAAAGAGATGGTTGAAAAATCTTCGGATCCATTAACCCACACACCACATAGAGATAGAAATAAAGTTAACGTACTATACTTTAATTATAAAACATTTGGAAATAATGTTTATAAATTAAAAAAGACTGGTAGTGGTGCGGATAAAAATATAGAAAAAGACGACAGTTTTAATCCACCTGTTGAAAGTATGGATGGAGAATTTAGTAGATTAAGTAAAGCTGTTGAATTATTATTTGAGGGAGTTTATGTTCTTGGTTCAAATAAATTATTAAAATGGGAGATGGCCTCAAACATGATGAGAGATCAATCTAATTTTTCTAAGGTAAAAATGAACTACCAAATAGTTGCTCCAAGAATGTACAATGGTAGAATAGAATCACTAGTTAGTAGAATAACAGGTTTTGCCGATATGATTCAGCTTACTCATTTAAAATTACAACAAGTAATGTCAAGAATGGTACCGGATGGGGTATATCTTGACGCGGATGGTTTAGCCGAAATAGATCTTGGTAATGGAACAAATTATAATCCACAAGAAGCTTTAAATATGTTCTTCCAAACTGGTAGTGTTATTGGTAGAAGTTTTACGTCAGAAGGAGATATGAATCCTGGTAAAATACCAATTCAACAAATACAAAACGGAGCTGGAGGAAATAAAATACAAAGTTTAATTGGCGCATACAATTATTACTTACAAATGATAAGAGATGTAACCGGATTAAATGAAGCTAGAGATGGAACAGTTCCTGATGAAAGATCATTAGTTGGTGTACAGAAGTTAGCAGCGGCTAATTCAAATACAGCAACAAGACACATATTAAACTCTATGTTATTTATAACAGCGGAAGTGGCTGAATGTTTGTCGTTAAGAATATCTGATATATTAGAATATTCACCAACAAAAGAGGCGTTTATTCAATCTATAGGTGCTCATAATGTTGCTACACTTGAAGAGATGTCCGAATTACATCTTCATGATTTCGGTATATTTATAGATTTACTACCAGATGACGAAGAAAAATCTACATTAGAAAATAATATACAAGTTGCACTTTCTCAAAAGATGATTGATTTAGATGACGCTATAGATATTAGAGAGGTTAAAAATATAAAACTAGCTAATCAACTATTAAAAGTTAAGCGTAGAAAGAAACAAGAGAGGGATCAAATAATGCAGCAACAAAACATGCAAGCACAAGCTCAAGCTCAGTCTATGGCAACTCAGGAAGCAGCTAAGGTGGAAATAGAAAAGAAACAAGCTGAGAATGAAGCTGATCAACAATTAGAAAAAATGAAAAATACTTTAAAAATAAAGTATTTACAACACGAAGCTAGAGTTAAAAAAGATTTAATGATGTTAGAATATAAATTAAATTCTGACATAAAATCTGAAGAGAATAAGATCTCTGGTAGATTAGAAGCAATGAGAGAAGATAGAAAAGATCTTAGAGTTGATAGACAAGCAGAACATCAAAAAAGCATGATAGAGCAAAGAAAATCAGGTGATTCACTTAATAAATTCGAATCATCAGGTAATGATATAATTACGGGAGGCGCTGACAGTAAGAGGTTTACTCCTAAAACTTAATATTTTATAAAATTTTATTTATGGCAAAAGAAGAAATCAAAAAGGTCGAAGAACCTAAAGTTGAAGAAACTAAAAACGAGGTTAAAAAGGAAACTAAAAATAAACCTAAGAAAATAAAAAAGAAGAAGTTCGAACCAAAGGACAATATACTAAAAGTTAATTTAGACAATCCTGAACCATCAAAAGAAGAAAAAAGTGAATTAGAGGTTCCTAAAGTTAACTTAGAAGAATCACCCGCAAAAAACGAAGAGGTTGAAAAAGAACCCGTTAAAGAAGAGGTGGTCGTAGTCAATCCAGATCCTGAAGTTGAGAAGGAGATTGTTCAGGAAGAAAAAGTAGAAGAACAACCAATCGTTCAAGAAATCACTAACGAAGAGGAGGTTGTTAGAGTTAAAGAAGAAGTTGAAGACGCTATAGTTGAATCTCAACAAACTGGAAAACCACTACCCGAAAAGGTTGAAAAACTTATAAGTTTCATGGAAGAAACAGGTGGTGATCTAAATGACTACGTTAATTTAAACAGAGATATTTCCAAAATGGATGACTCTGATGTACTTGATGAATATTATCGTGCAACAAAATCTCATTTAACACCAGAAGAAAGACATTTCTTGTTAGAAGAGAGTTATGGTGTTGATGAAGAGGTTGACGATCCTAAAGAAATTAAGAAAAAAAGAATAGCCCTTAAAGAGCAAGTTGCCGAGGCTAGAGCCCACTTAGACAGGCAAAAGTCTAAATATTATGAAGAAATTAAAGCTGGAAGCAAGTTAACAGACGAGCAAAAACAAGCTATTAGTTTTTTCGAAGCTTACAACAAGCAATCTGAAGAACAGAAGAAGTTATCTGATGGTGTTAAAAGTACCTTTATGAAAAGGACCAACAATTTCTTTAACGAAGATTTCAAAGGTTTTGATTATCAAGTTGGAGACAAAAAATTTAGGTTTAATGTTAAAGATGTTAATGAAGTTAAAGACAATCAAATTGATCTTAATAATTTCGTTAATAAATACATTGGAAAAGGTGAGAAAACTATCAGTGATACCGAAGGATATCATAGATCTTTATTTACAGCTATGAACGCTGACGCTGTTGCTAGACATTTTTATGAGCAAGGAAGAGCAGACGCGATCAAAGATTCAGTAACTAAAGATAAAAATATTAATCTAGATCCTAGACAAACCCACG